TTCTTCATCGTGGACATGACCACATACTACACATACATGTTCCATTATAGTGTCTCCAATTTTTGTTGATATGCTTGTGCATGGCGTTTTTCTACTTTAGCAAGAGCAGCAAATCTCTTTTCTGCTTTTGCTAAAACTGCACGGAATTCCTCTGCATGAGTTTGACTCTCTGCAATTTGGTGTGCCGCTTCACGCTCTGCTTCTTGATTGCCTTCAACTTGTGCTTCATGCAACATAGTCGGATACATTTCTGTAAACTCATATGTTTCACCTTCAATGGCCATTTCAAGGCATTCTTTGGTTGATGGTTTACCAATCAACAACTCTAAGTGACCCCATGCGTGTTGTAGTTCCTGGTCCGCAGTATTCCAAAAATGTCTGGCGATATCTTCGTAACCTTCTTCCATTGCAATCTTGGCAAAATAACGATACTTGATATGTGCTTGACTTTCACCAGCCAATGCAGCCTCAAGGTTTTTAATTGTAACTGACATACTAACTCCTTAAAATAAAATTGGTGCCCACAGAGAGAATTGAACTCCCACTCAAGCGATTATGAGTCGCCTGCTTTACCATTAAGCTATGTGGGCAAATAATTACCAACGACCATCATCAATTATGATACGAATCCAAACAGGACCAAAATACAAACAGTTTTCAAATGCGTGTTCAGTCCATGAATCTGTTGGGTTTGTTGTATCATATTTGAATCTCCAGTGAAATGGATTTAAAACAAATCCAATCCATATTCCTGAATACTTGATAAAATTATATAAATTCACTTCACATACTCCAAAGAATCTTTACGCATCAATTTTGGTGTATCTCTGATACCAATGTTTTTGATTACATAAACAAATTGAACACCATCAATCTCTTTGACTTCTGGTCCACAGACGTAATAAGTTTCATGTGTTGTTTTCACACGGACTTTTTTGATAGATTGTTTTTCGTTTTTCATAATGAGTATTATATAGGCAAAAAAAGGGGTTGTCAAGCAACCCCTTGTTGATTACCGGAATTTCTCCGGGTAGTTAAGTCTTTCCCATTCTTCATCTGATACGGGCCACCAATACATTAGTAGTACCTATTATTCATAATTTTTTTATGGTAATCAACTGTGTAACGTTCAACGTCACTTTCGTTTTGGGGATTTCTTGAGGTGATATATGATTCTAAATCGTTTCTGTAATCACCACTTATTCGTTTGAAAAAGTTGGTAATTAGTTCAATCATTTATCAGCAGTTTCCTTGATTGATATTTTCTTAATGGCGTCTTGTGCTTTGACCATGTTTTCTAGCCAAACTTTAAGCATACCATTCATCAATTCTGCATCTTTGATTTCTACTTTATCTGCAAGAGTAAAGGTGCGTTCAAACCCACGGTTTGCAATACCTTTGTACAGATATTCGTCAGAATCATCATCTTTAGATGCAGCTTTAATTACGAGTTTATTTCCCTCTAAAGTCATCTCAATATCAGACTTAGCAAAACCAGCAACAGCCATCTCAATGACGTACTTGTTTTCTTTTACTTGTTTGATATTGTATGGAGGATAAGATACGGCTTTAGTTGCGGCCGCTGCAGCTTCACGCATGAGGTCTAATGTGTCATCAAAACCTACTGTGAATGGTTGGATTTTACTCCAGCCAAAGTCATTACCAAATACATCTTTAATGTAAGTCATGTGTTTCTCCTAAAAGCGAGATTAAAAATTGATACCCCGAAGGCGTATCGGTTGAGGAACTGGTTACGTTCTCCAGCGACAATATCGTTTGCCCGTTTTACTAACGCTCCTAAGGTAGGTGGAGCACCTTTTCCCATCCCAAGGGACTGAGATTATATCAGTATTTATACTAGGTGTCAACCATTATTTGGTTTTTTACCAATATTGTATTTTGGTACCAATTGCCAATCGTTCTTTTCTTTATGTGAAATGATTTTAATTTGAGAAAGAAACATAGGTTCTGGCATCTCTGTTTGTACAGGATTAACCAGTTTAACCAATCCCCAGTCTTCCAATAGGTTTGCAATTGCATTCCTACGTGCTAAGTCACTCTCTGAAATGTCTGTTGGTTTGCCATCTAAGGCAAATAGTTCTTTGAAATGTACCACATAATATTGTCCACGCTTGTGGAGTATATGGCACGATTGATATAAAATTTGGTCTTTTTTGGAAGCTACACCGATACGTGTTAATGTTTCACGTACTTTTAGAAAATCATCTTTTTCGTTTAAGGTTACTTCAATTAGGTCATTAAGATTTACCATTATTCTTCACTCCGCCCGTATCTGTTCTTGTTTTTATTACAGCGATTTGTTCATCGGTAAGAATACGAAGGGCCTCTTTGGCCTTGGCGTTAGAATAACCAAAATAGGTTTTCACACACTCAATATTCTCGTCAGTTTTAGACTTCTGCCAAGGTTGAAAACCTCGTTTCATCGGTCTAATACTATTTAGAAAATACTGGTATTGCATATCTTTATCTACACCTGAATATACATTCATCTCATTTGCATAGAGAACGCAATCCAGGTGATAAGATAAAGACCTATTTACAATAAAAGGTGCATAATCTTTGAAATCCAATTCTTCTTCTGGTTTCTTCTTACGGAAAATAAAATCAACATAATCAAACGGAGACATAACTAACCTTCAAATTTTGAAATTTTTCATTTTGTGAATTCAATCTAACCTTCTGTTCATTACAGTAAATGTTATATTTCAATTTAAACTCACTTAACCATTCTTCTCTGGATAATCTAGGTCTAGTTTTGAAACTATTATCTGGATTAACTTTCGGTTGTAGAAAACCTTTACCTTGGTTTGAGATGTTGTATTGAATTTCTTCAAAGAAATACTCTGACAAACTTTTTAAGATTATTTGTCCGTTATTGTTTTCATAATCCAAATGTACTATTTTCAGATTACATTCCGCATCACTTAGGAATTCTGCAATCTGAACAGTACATAAACGACCAGTTGTTTTGGCACAACTGGTTTTTAGATTATAACCAAATTTAGGATTAATCCAAACATCGGCATATTTTTGTCTTTTACTTTTTTGTGTGTAATTGAAATGATTTCTAAACTCAGATTCCAAAAACTCACTTGCATCTGAACCTTTGGTAATTTTGTAAGTGGGTTTAAAACCATAAACAGAAAAATCAATGTTCATTATTTAAACTCACACTCAACCATAATTTCTGTCAAACAGGCAATAAGATTAATCTCATGGTCTGCAACGAAGGCTGCCTGATACTGGTACTTGGCGATAATAACAACCATCTGTGGAACAGAATTGGCTTCTAATGCTTCATACAATGTATCATACAGTTTACGGAATAAAGTCGTGGCATCATTGTCTAGGTTGCCTGTAACCCATTTACGACAAGCGGAGAAGTCTTTATCTTTTAATGCCTTGATTAGTTCAGATAAATTAACATCTGAAACGGAAGCCAAAATACCTTTATCAATTGATCCAGATACGGAATATCGCTGTAGTTCATTTAGAACACGGCGATTGTCAGGGAAATGTTTGGTGATAACAGCAGCGACAACTTGTTTGTCGTATGTAACACCTTCTTGTTCCAGAATCCACTCAACACGTTTAAAGAATTGTGCAGCCATCTTTGGTTTACTGCCATTGATTTTAAAGTCAACAACAGTACAACGAGAATGGATTGGGTCAATGATTCTGTTCTTAAAATTACAGGTGAAGATAAAAGAACAGTTCTCCGCAAACTCCTCAATTGCACCACGCAACGCAGGTTGAGTTGAATTAGGATTTAGATAATCTGCTTCGTCAATGATAATGACCTTGCGGCCACCAGTCAAGGATACAGATGAGGCATAGTTTTTGATTTTGTTTCTGAATGTGTCAATGCCAGACTCATCAGAACCGTTGATGATAATGTAATCACAACCAACTTCTTCACATAAGGCTTTTGCGATAGTTGTTTTACCAACACCAGCAGTACCAGAAAGGAGTAAGTTAGGAATCTCTTTGCGGTTTACATATTCCTGAAATGTAGTTTTGATTGCTTCAGGAAGAATACAATCTTCAACTTTCTTTGGGCGATACTTCTCTACCCACAACATGTGTTCGTTCATTCAAATACTCCATAATATAATAAATCAATTTAGTTGCTGTAAGGCCAAGCCAAATCTTGTTCAAGTTCTTTAACTCGGTTTTCTAATACAGAAATTGCTGTATTGAAATGACCTGTGCCTTCCGTTTCTGGATTGTATCTCGTTTTCAAAACCGAGATTTCCGTTTTCAGTACAGCAATATATTCAGTTCTGTCTGTCCATGTTCTAATCTCACCCATTATTTCACCTCATTCATACTTTCAAATAGAGCTTCAAACTCTTTTGATTCAGCAACCTCGGTTTGAAATGAATTTTTGAATTGTGTTTTTGCCATACGTTTGACAATCTTCTTAGGGATTTTCAACTCATCATTGGCAATATCCACAATGTCTTTCATTGCTAAAGTATTAGATTGATTACGTTGCATATGTAAAACCATTTCATCAACATAACCTTTGAGTTTCTTTAATTGGTCCTCATCAAAAGAACCGAATAGTGTATTTACTTTAGTCAAGATTATTCTCCGAATTTAGAATGTTTGGCTTCAATGGCAATCCAATACTGTAAATCACCTTTAGTATTTTTGAAAGATGCTAGACCTTTAGATGAAATTTCCACGTTATAAGAATCAGGCATCATCTTCAAGTTCTCAGTTAAGAAAACTGCTTTGAATTTTGTACCATTACCATCGGTAATTTCTGTAGAGTTAACGTGTGCTGCATCATCATTTGCATCAAAAGAGGTAACATAAATCTTATCACCATCAGATTCAATTGCAACGTTAGGTGATTGCAATACGGCAGATGATTTCATAATGTTAGCCAAGTCATCAGCAGTCAAAGAGAATGATGCATCAACCGATGGAAGATTCAATTCTTTTTCTGGAACTGTAACGATAACATTCCGTGATGTGGTACGATAGTTAAGTTTCTTACGACCTGATTTGAAGATAACATGCTTGTCATCAAAATCAATTTCACCATCTTTATACAGAGATTGTACAGACAAGAACTGGTTCAAATCATGGATACAAAAGTCTTGTGGGAAAGTATCTGTAACTGTGGCTTTAGCCAATACAGTTTTTGTGGGAGAAATTGTTGCAAGTTTGTTTCCAGTTTTAAACTCAATACTTGCATTGATACCAACAAAGTTCTTTAGAACCGTCAGTGTCTCATTAGAAATTTTCATTTGTGTTCCTCATTATAAAATTTAACATGAATATAGTATATCATGTTCATACAAAAACATCAAGCAGCACATCGCATGAGCCAGGTGGTGTTTGCCAGATTCGGGATCAAGGATTTCACCTTTCTTCCAAGCCCATAGATGCCGTTGAAGTGCATCATAATACCTGCGTTTAGAATCAGGTACGTGTTTCCAATTATCTCTTTCATACTTCTGAGCACCAAATGTCAATACATCAACAGTGGCTTCAAGAGCAAGAGGTGGCAACAAACCATATTCTAGTTTGTTGCCGTCAAACTTACGACCACCAGTGGTGGCCGTTTGAGATGCTTTGACTACATCATCCGACATTACATTTCTCCAACGTAATTGGCGACTGCTGGCATATCACCTTTGAAGTGATAGGTACCAATGTGGTCTGCTCTCATCCATGGACACAAGTAGATTTCTCCACCAATCTTACGCCAGAGTTGGCAGAACATATAATCTTCTGACAAGTAACGGTCTGTACCACCACCTGTTGCAGAATCTTTAGAATCAATGATAGTATCAAAGTAAGCATGAATGTAACGTGAACCATCAAAGTGTGCTTGACCTACGTGGTCAGGTTTGTAACGAAGGTGTGGATATGCAGCGGCAAACTTAGGAAACACTTCACGTTTTACCAACATGAAACCAGTTCCAATTTCTAAAACTTGTAGAGGTTCTGTGACCGAGAATTTTTCAGTGCCATGTACTGGATTAAAAACATAATCACCAGTAACTTTTTCCAGAATTCCCGCATCAATATCAGGATTCTTTTCCATTGCTTTCTTAACAGAACGCCACTTGATGGCTTTCTTAGGATAAGGTCCGCCAATAACATCTTTGTCTAATGCCAAAAGAGCAATAACGTCTTGTGGATTAAAGTGAATATCAGCATCTAAGAATAACAAATGTGTGCAGTCAGAACGAGAAACAAACTCATCAACTAGATAGTTTCTTGCCCGTGTAATTAAAGATTCATTGAAAAGAAATGAGAATTTAACTGTGATGCCGTACTGCATACAAATTGCTTGTAGGTCTAAACAAGCTTTGGCATATAGACCATGATTCATACCACCATACATTGGTGTTGCAACAAATAAACTTTTCTTTTGAAGCTCTTCTTTTTTAATTGAAATTTCCATTATCTCTCCAAAAATATAAAAAAGGGGAGTACCACCAATGGTGGTCTCCCCATATAACTACTGATGAGGCTGTGTAGTTAAAGCCTGTGCTTAATGCAGCACGAACCATTGCTTTGGTTGGTTTGCCCATACGATATACGGCAACTTTAGAACCATCACCACGTGTTTTGGTGTTAGTGTAGATGACATGGCCTTCTTGGCGCAATTCATCAACACGAGCAGAAACGTTTTGGATGCCAAAACGAGCACGAGCCTGTGCAACAGACAAGGTATTGTAACCTTCTGTCTTGCTCAAATAGTT